ATGTAGCAGATTTTAATACAAATCGATATCTACCTTGAGATACAACATCAATTGCAAAATTTTCTGCTTGTCCAATATGTGGTTCTGGATTTCTATAATTATACCAAATTAATCCTAAAATATTATTAAAGAAATTACTTTTAATTTTATTTAATTCAAAAACAAATTGTTGTGGGTTTTTTACAAATTCATTTCTTTCAATTCGTTTAAACCAAATAACCACATTTGAATTAATATTATCAACTGCATCTCCAACATATACATCTGCCGCAACGTCTTCACCGGCTGATAATTCTATTTCTTCAACATCTTCGTCTGATATCCAATATGATTTTTCATTGCCATCAGTATTAACCGTTAATCTAGTATCCTTTACATTGGTATCTAAATTTGTTTTATAAAATATAGCATGTAGTTCTTTAAAACCTTCATACCAATTATGCATAGCTGATTTTTTCCATTCAAACGTTGCAAATTTTTCTGGATCTATTACAGAAGCAAATCTTGTTTCAAAAATCATAATTAATTTTTTAAGATCATCTGCAGACTGAGGATCCACTAAATGTTTTAATGATTGAAATGGATCACCAATATCCGAGATTGGATCTACTATGTTTTGATAAAAATCTTTTATTTTATTTGTTAATTCAAATTTAGATGCCAATCCTTCTTTTGCTGGATCAAATTTACTAGATTTTAATTCTTTAACTTCCCATTCTCCACCACCAGGCATTACGATATCATGTCGAGCAGTACCACCTGGCATAGAATCTTTAACTCCTAATAATATTGATATTTCACCATTACCCATTCCGCCACGAGCGCCACCAACATTTACTAAAAAGAATTTTGCAAATGATTTCCATCCACTATTTACAAATGAGTCTATACTATGTATTCTAAAATTTTTATTAAATTCAGTTTGTTCGTTATCAGATAATTGTGTGTATACATTAATAACTTGTGTTATTATATCACCCGTAAGTCCTATATTATTTAAAGTAGTTTGAATTGATTCTGTATTAGTATTTAATGTATCTGTTGATTCTTCATCTTCTTGTTCATATAATCCTGATGCTTTGCTAACAATTGCTTTTCGGTCATTTTCAGACAAATTAGTCATTTCATTTAATACTTCGTGAAGTACTTGATAATCTTGTTCGGAGTCGGGATAGCCTTTGGGTAGACGATATGTCCATTCAGTAATTATAGAATTTATATTCATAACGTAATAGTTTTCATTTTATCATAAATATCGCCAACTTTACATTTTACTGGAAATTTGCCTTGTTCTAATAAGTTTTTTATTTCAGGTAAAATGCTTTTAGCTTCTGATAAAGGAACATCTAGCATTACGGAGTCATATGTATATAATATTATACATGTTTCAAAGTCTTGTAAATAATCTTGTAACAGGGCTAATTTCTTAACAGATACTTCTGTTTCAGTGGCTTGTAAATAATAATTAAACAATTTAAATGAAGTCATGTTAGTAACTTGATCTTTGCATATACTACGATTAATTATTGGAGTTTTTATGCATCCTGATTGTTTCCATTTTTTCCATAGGTTAAAAACAAAATTATTGACTTGACGAAAAAATGGGATACTTAAAAACTCTTTGTCAATACCGCCATACAAAAGTCGAAATGTTATTGACTTACTTTCATTTCTCTGTTCATCTGTTAATTGATCAACCCCAAAATAAAATTGGCCTAGATAATCATGTATACTTGTTTCTGGTAAATCATAATTAATTAGTTTAGCAATTAGTCTAACATGATAACTATCAAAATCCATTTCTACTAGAGCTCCTTGTTTATGTCTACTACAAAATGCTGCTCTAGTTCCATCTTCTTTATTCATGGCTGCATAATTAAATCCACCAAATGCATTACTAGGGCGACCTGTTGTGGTGTGATAATTATATTGCGAATAAACACGATTATTCTGAATTTGTTCTGGAAATTTAAATTGATTGTTAACAGCTAATCCGTTGCTTTCTATTGCAGCAAACGTTTTAGGATATAACTCATTGAATTGTAGATATGAGTCTGTTAATTTAGCATTCATACACATTGGCCAAGCATAGTGACGTATCTTCTGACACATGGCTAAATGTTGCTGCATTGGAATCACTGCATTTACTTGTGACAATGAACGCATTCGCCTCCAATAAAATTCATGAGATGCTGATGGGTAATGAGATTCATCATATGCTTCATTGTATGTGTACCACCATAAAGTCTTTACATCCCATACGGCATCATTACCTCCCGTTTGAAGCCATCGCTTTTTGTCATGGATAAATATATTATCTAAACTCAAGAACTGTTTTAGATATTCTGAAAAGCCCCTTATTTGTTCTGTATGATGTATTGGTATTAACCATTCGCCATTATCTTCACAAAAAACATAGATTGCACATACATCTTGCACACTTGTATGATGTATTGGATTTGAATATATAGGAACTAGTAATGTCTTAGATTCTGCAATTAATTGCAAACAAGTTGTTACATCAGATTCATAATCCACTATCATATAAATTATAATAGTAAAAATATGTTATTAATCCAATCCGTTAATATCTGCGGGAGTCACATTATCATTGTCACTATAATATTGTAAAGGATCAGTCAAATATGTTGATAAGTTAGGTAATTTTTTTTCTGCGCTGGCGATTGCTAATGTATTTTTATCTCGAACACCACGTATTAACAATGTATCTTGACGAACGGTATCAATATCACCAGTAATAGACCATTTAATTTTAACTGCATTATATAGTGATGGATCTATTTTATTACTAATAAAGTCCTCATATGTTTTTTCATTAACTTCAAAAAATTTAATTTCATTGCTTTTTTTAATTATATATCGATTAACAAAGCCATCGACTATATTTTGTTTTGTAATAGCAACATTATACGTTTTAAATGATTTATATCTTAAGTTTATATCTGAAACTCTATTATATGTTATAATTTTAGGATCTAGAGTTTTGTATTTAATTAATTTTACAGACTTACGTGGATTCCATGTCGATTGCGTATATACTTCTTTTGTAGCATACTTATGATATAATCCTATATATTCTACATTGTTCAATGTCATATACTCTAATCCAGTTGTATATAGATTGGTAGTTATTTCATTGGCGCTATAAAATGATTTTATTCTCATAATTAATCAATTTTAGGTCTCATTATACATCGGATTTCAGTGTTCCATTCTCCCGTATCTGAAACACTATGATTTATTGCCATTATACTAAATACAGTGTTAATAGTATATCTGTCAGGTAATCCGTTAAATTTTAAAACATCACCATATCTAAATCCATTTATACCAGCAATTGTAAACGATGCGTCAAATGGTATAATAGGAGCCTTTAATTGATTGGTATTTTTAATAGTATCTGTAGGATATTGTATATATCTTCGTAAACTAGTATGTAAAGCTTTCTGATTTTCTGATTCATCTTTATCTTTACCATATATTGCTATAGATCCAGATATTGGATCAGTTAATTCGTTTACATATTGTTCGTGTTTACCTTTATAATCAGCTTCAATTTTTTGCAATGTTTCTGGTGAAATAATATTTTTTATAGTTTCATTTGGGCCACTACGTTCAATTGTATTTGCACTATACATATATGATAAAAACGGAGCAATATCAGATTCTGAAATATCAGCTGGATCTTGATTTAACACGTAAGACAATGTTGATGCATCACTTGGAAGTTTTCCGTTAAATTGAAAATCTTTAACTATAGTTCCAACCCCATCCGCAACATCATTAGCAAACATTGGTACTGGATATGGAATCGGTACTGGTTCTTTAAATCCTTTAACATTGTTGCTATCATAATATAATAATACATTTTGAATTTCTGGATGTGTAATCAGTGACATTTGATATGCCCCACCAGATGCATAATATATTTTCCTACTAAGTGTTTTTAAGAATTCGTTTACGGTATTCATTTCTGCTTGATTAATTGATAATAATGTGTCTTGTATAAATTGTAAAGAAATATACATTAATCCCGGAAATGATTTTGGATCTTCATTGTTTTTATTAGAAAATGATATGGATTGTTCTGCGCCAACTAGTGTATTAACAGCTAAAAGCTGTCCATACCATGTTCTTGTACCATATGTAGCTTGGCCTGCAAAAAATATATTATTTGGATCAGCTGATACTAAATGTTCATAGTATTTAGAAGTATTAATTTCTCTATCACAGATTATTTTAGTGCTATTACCAGTAACTGATTGTAGTTTTACAAGTATATTTTCATTGATAAATTCTATCAATGCTTTAAGTGTTATATATGCCCGGAAAGGTTTACCAGCATATGGTTCTCCCCATATATAACTAATATCTCTGCGATTTGCTTCATCTGGATCAATGAATATACCTTTATCTTTAGTTGATAATGGAGTAATACCTGGCGAATCAATATTATCTCGTTTTTCTTGAATGGCTTTGTTGATTATTTCTACAAATTCTAAATTTCTTTGTTTATTGTCAGCAGATATCTGTGCTGCTTCTGCTAATGCTGCAATATCAATATCCAATTGGGTTGCGTTGTCTCCGAGAAGTTCTATAAGTGGGATTATCGGAATACCTAAGTCGTCAACCTGTGGCGATGTTTTTTGAGTCTGTTTTGCTGCATTGCCCATAGTCATGGATACATCAGTATACACTGCAGAAGTACCACGTATAACTAAACTTACTGCTACACTTGCATCTGTTTGATATGACAATGTAAATGAAATAATTATACCATCAAATAAAAATTGATTCATTTTTTTAAATGATTCTATCTGTTCTTGAGTAGCATTTGGATATAATTTTTTTATTGCTTCAGCTGAAGGCATTACTTTACTTGTTAATAATCCTTCAGTCTCGTCTTTCGATAGTAAAGCTGTTTCTGGATGTTGTATTGCTACAGTTACGTGTCTACCAGGCCTTAAATACACAGATTCAATATAATTTAAATCACGAGTAGGATTAGGCACAGTAATATTAATGTTAGCCGTTTGCATGACACCTAATGAATCATCACCAATTTGTATATCTACACCAGTTATATATGGTGGTATTCTTTTTGATGTGTTTGTTCGTTCCTGCACAGGTCCGCCGTTCTTTTCATCAGTTACACTGAATTTTCTATCGTTTGTGTATCCTTGTGGACCAGTAGGTAAATATTCTCCTTGACGAACGTTTAGTCCCCCTAATATTGCAGCTTCAATTGTTGATTCTCGCTTTGCTGTTGCATATGGTGTTATTTGCACATTGGCAATTTTGCTAACCATGTAATTAATATCTGCAGTTGTTCTGTTTCGAATACCTGCAGCAGCACGAGCATTTAATTCTTTTTGCAAATTAGCATCAACTTCTGAATAAAAAATATCACTCATCGCGTCCTATTAGTTTGTGTAACTTCATCTAAAAATTCTGATTTTGCTGGTATTCTCAATTTAGTATCTGCAGGAACAATCATAGTTCCTTTACCTAATCCATTGGCTGCAGCAATAACCCACCACAATGTAACGTCACCATAAAATGTATTTGCTAATTTATCCAATCGATCTGCAGTAGTTGTAATTATAAATGTGTCATTAGCAGTTGCTGGAATTGTTGGAAATATAGTAGTAGCACGCCTTCGCTTACCAGCATCATCTTTAATTATAGTTGTTGTTGTGTATCTACCCATTATTATCCCTATTATTGGTTTCTTCTAGCTTTTCTAACATCAAATTCATCTTTTAGTTGATTCTTGTCGATTAGTTTTTTCTGTTTGTCTTGCTTTTTTCTTTTCTTGTTTTGCATGTATTTTTGCTAAATCTTCATTTGATAACTGACCATTGTTTCTTGTGTCACTCAACCAATTGTCATTGCCTGGTAGTGGTAATCCAGATTCTCCGTCATGACGTTTAGCCAATGAATAAAATTTACCGCCTTTTTGTGGTAACCAATCCGTGATAGGCGTTAACGATAAATTAACTTGTATTTTGTGTGGAACTTGCATCATTTGTGGATCTTTTTCAATGTTAGTTTCATATGTTGTGTCTCCATCCATTAATGTGTAAGATACACTCTTCAATATAACAGGTTGTTGATTGAATAAGTCGCCTATTGTTATTCTCATCCATGGGGCAACTAAAGCAATATTATCATTGGTATATTCTGGTGCAGTGTATCCTGCAAGTGCATTTAATTTTCGCCATATGGGTTTAACTTCATCTCTGTCAGTTGCATACACAATAAAATCTACATTTAAATCTCTGTTATATCCACCATATTGGTAATTATCATCGCCACGACCAATTAATTTAAATGAACTCCAATTGGCACTAAAACTATCTCCTAGTGAAGTTATAATAGCTCTAAACACAATAATATCATCTTTAACGCTGTCGTCTTCTTGAGTTCCTGCATGAAGCTTAGGACCAGTAAAGAAAAACTTTATAAAATCTGCAGTCTTACCAACTGCATCACCAAATGGAACATCTAATCCAAATATTTTAGGTTTAGGCAACCAACGATATGCATCTTTTAAAGATCTTTGGCTGAAATCTATAACACTGACTTTATCACCACGAAATGGTGTTGCTTTAGATACTAAATTTCTAGTTGGTGCCCATGAGCCTGGATTCTGATTAAATATTGCAAATCCCGGTGTTCCTAATGGCGTTGATGGAATTATCGCTTTTATATCAACAGCACCACCTCTCCATTGTGTAGCTACATGACTTTGTGCTGTAAAATCACTTCTTAAAGCATATGGATTATCATGATCACCCATACCATATGTTGTTCCTACATTAAATAATGCATATGGGCCGAATGGTGTAATTGAAGCTGCACTATATGCTGCAGATCGAATTGAATTTTGAAATCCACCACCATTTGTTTTTTTAGTAAACACGGTTCTTGCGGCAGCTGCAGCACCATCTAAACGTTTAGTGAACAATGCTGCAGGATTGTCACCAAATTTTCTAGCTCTAAAATCTGGAAACTTTATTGCAGTTCCTATATTATTAGTAGCTTTTGTTGCACTTAATGATGCAACTGCATATGCTGATTTAACAGAATAAGTTCCATTTGCATCAATTAAACTTTGTCCTATTTGTCCTACTAGAGGTATGCCAGATAAACTACCAATTGCACCTACACCAAATCCGGTAAGTTTTTGTTTAATACCACCTGCAGTAATATTTGTTGTTTTAGCTTGAAGCGGCGACCAATTGGAAGCATTTGGATATGTAGTGTTAATTGGCATTATATTCTTTTCCTTCCGTTCATTGCAGTTTCACCCATTACATTACCACCGCCTGCTGTATTGCTAGCTATCATTCTCAATAAACTATTTGTTTCAGCCATTGATGTTACTGCACCTCCTGCAGCCATTTTTACTGGTGCATTGTTAATTTTATCTAATAATCCTCTATTTCTGCTTGTTGAAGCTGCATTGATAACATATTCTCCATCTGACAGTCGGGCTGGTATACTGTCTGATGTTCCGGTTCCTGGGCCTGATATATATCCTCCTGATGCTAATGCTTCCCCTTCTGTTTTTTTAAATGTTGTTCCTTTAATCAAGTCCCCACCTCCTGCAGTTACACCTTTTCCCACGCCTAATTGATCTGCAAATAGTTTAATGCTACCCAGAGTTTTTAAAAGTTCTGGAGATGACAATGATTTTTGTATATCCACTGCAAAACTCAATGTCCTGTTAATTTCAGCGTTAGCTTCTCTTACTGCTTTCGCTCCTCCACCATCTATTTGTCCATCCCCGGTTATTTTTTTATCTAAACTTGTTAATTTATCTGCAGCAATTGCGGCTGGTGTTCTGGTATCAGAAGACTTTATAATTTTTGCAATTTCATCTTTACTAACACCTTCTGCTTTTAATTGAGCTTGCAACACATCTAAATCACCTTGTGCATCTTGTACTAATTTTGTAACGCCTAAACGTTTAGTTAATTGCAATGTGCCTTTCATTTCCATTAACTTGGCAGCATCAATACCAAATATTTCTGATGCTTTTTTTCTTGCAAGGAAATTGTTATCTAATTCATCACCATGGTCTTCTAAATATTGTTGCATTAACTCAGCTTGTTTAACACCATTTCCTTGAAGTTGTGCTGTACGAAATGCATTGGTTAAACTTTTACCATCTTGAGTTAACATTCGTTTACCTGTTAATAGTTGGTATTCCATTTCTGCACCAACACTAGATTCAATGTTAAGCATTGTTTCACCAGATTTACTAAGATCCTCCATTGTTACACCTAATAGTCTAGCTTTCATTGTAGCTTGTTCCAATTGACCGGGTATCCGTCCAAATTGTGCTACAGTGTCTGCACCCATGTCTGCAATGTCTGAGCTTATTTGTGTCAGGACCTGTGTTTGATCCATTCCTAAAGATTTACTAAAAGTTGCTGCAACTTTGCCTATCATTCCTATACTTTCAGCACCAGTTCTTCCTAGATTTGCAGCATTTAATTCAAACTTTTGAGCTTGCTCGTCAGATAATTTAAGATTATTTTGCAAGAAAGTTTGAGTTTTTACAAGTTCAATTTTAAAATCTTTATCGGCTTTTGTAGACGTAATATACCCACCAGTAAGTTTTCCTAGAGATGCTGCATATTTAAGTAATTTTTCATCTCCTATACTTACATCTATGTCTCTTAATGATTTTGAAAAATTATATGCACCTGCAGAACTCATCCCAAAAGATTCATTTAAATCTTTATTAGCGTCAAATATGGCGCTGATACTATCGGCTGCTGTTTGTGCTGATTTAGAAAATGTATCAAATCCTTGTCTTGCTTGACCAACACCTGCACTTAATTTAGAAGTTTCATTTGAAGCTGCCGTAAGATTTTTGGTGTATTTTTCTAATGCCGGGACAAGTTTTGTGTCTAAAGCTTTTGTCGCTTCTTGTTGATCTTTAGCTAATTGTTTTGCTGCTTTATCTTGTCTTTTCTGTTCTGCGTCTGAAATTCTACCAATTCTCGGTTGCTGTTTTAATTGATGTATTAATATGTTTGATAGAGTTTTCAACAATCGTTTCTTTATTATAAATATTTATCAACTACATTTTGATTCCAGGTGAGTGTATTTTATTTTTAGACCGTTGTATTTGTTCTTTATGTTCATCTGCTTCGTCTTTTCTGATTTTGTTAATTCGACTTATCCACAGTTTTCTAATTCGAAGCGGCATAGTGTAAATATCTTCAAAACACCACCGACCTTCGCCAGCCCATAATAGATCAAACAATTGATTGTGAAAATGTATTTGATGTTCTGGTTTAAAACCAAAAAAGGTCTGCGTTAAATTGAAAGGTGGCATCGATAGTGTCTCCGTCTGCACCTATCACTTTTATATTATAATCAATACTTGGAGCTGTTTCAATAATATGCTTTTTAAATTTTCTACTATCAATAGCTTTAAAATCATATTTTAAATAATCTTCTATTTCTTGTGGTGCATCATTTCCGTTGACAGATTGTATAGATAATTTTAAAAATGAAGATGTTAATTTCTCTGAGTTTACCTGAAAGCTTTCATATGAACTTAAATATTTAAATTTAATTACATCATTGGTAATTGGAACTGTGTAATTAAAACAACCGTTTTCATCTGAAATTTCATCAAATACTTTATGTTTTAATTTTGATAAATCCATTTTACCAGTAGTTGGTTTATTTGTTTGTGGATTTGTTACTACTACATCATATTCTACACCATATCCTAATATTCTAGCAGATATTATTAACCATTCTTTATCACCAGTTGTTAACTCATTGATATTAACATTAGAAGTAATAATTAATGCCTCTAGAAGTTTATCAAATATAACACCTTCTTTGATATAACTACTATTAGATAGTATGTCTTCATCATATGCTGTCATATGACGCATTTCAACTTTACCAGATCTTAAAGCAGATGTTTCTGTATATACATTACCATTAGATGGTAAAGTTATTATATTTGCTGGAAATTTACTTGTTTGTTGTCGATTTTCGTATTGTTGTTTTGCTAATTCAACAATTTGTTTATTGTCTAAACGATCTGTAACTCTACTCATATGTTGTCCCTTCTTATAACTTTATTATAAATATGTATAAACATAAAAAATGGGTAGAAATTAATCTACCCACTTAAATAATTATAATTGTTATTTTTAGAAATTTAAGAATGCCCAATCGTAACGAAGACTTAAAGAAATTTCAACAACAGATTCTGCGGTCCAATCTAAACTACCAAAATTAGTACTAGTAATAAATGCACCTTTTAAAATCCATTCCTCAACCTTTTCTCCAAGTGGTGAAAGTGATGTCAATGTTATTTCTTTTTTATACATTGAAGAATATCCATCTCTACCAGTAGCAGATTCATGATGTAAACGTACCCAATCCATAACAGCTTGACCTGCACTAGGAACAATTGGATCATATAAAGTTATTTCTAAAGAATTCCATTTTGATTTACCTTTAACATATCTTTGCACATTAATGTGATCTAAAGTTATTTCACCATTTTCTAAACTAGGTTTATTAGACGATTTAATTAGATATGCAGGAATACCTTCAATTTCCATGATAAATTGATGTTGTTTTTTTGGTTCCCACGAATAAGCGTTTTGCCAAAAATTATTATCAATACCATAATCAGCAAAATCGGTTCCAGGATTTGCGGTGTTTAATCTGTCTTCTAATGCCATATTTTTATTCCTCGTATTTTAATATAAATATATCGAACAGTAAAAAAGGCAGAACCGAAATCCTGCCTTTTCTATATTTTTTTAATCCTATTCAGGAAATGCTGCACCCGTAGGTTGAATATTAAAGTCTAAGACAATAAACTCAGCCGTTCTAGTTGGTTGCAAAAATATCTGTCCGTACATGATATTTCTATCAATTACATCTGGAGTATTATTTGATTCATCCATTACTACACGGAATGCTGATAATCCTTGTTGTGCTCTTACTTGTTCTAAATAAGGATTTGCAATGCTTAAGAATCTTGTTCTTGTAGCCGATGTGTTTTGTTCGAATACTAAAAATTTTGTAGATGAAGCAATAAACTTCTTCACTGCAATAAGTAAACGACGAACATTAACACGATCTAATGCACTTGGGCGAGCTTGTAGTGTCTTTTGACCCCAAACACAAATTCCTTCATTAGGGAAGTTTGCTATAGGGTTAACACGGTTTTCATACAACTCATCTCTGTTTGCTTGAGTTAAGTTTTGATATGTTCCAATTGCAGTTGTTAATCCACCTCTAGTTAATCCTGCTGGGGCATACCATGGAGCAGTAACTGCATCATTAAATGCTAATACTCCTGGTAACACTACTGATGGTGGCACAAATATTGGTTTATTTTTTGAAACATCAATTATTCTTACCCATGGGTAATATGTTGCTGCATAATTGCTATCAATACTTGTTACTTGTTGAACCACGGTAGCAATATTATCTGTCAATGCATTGCTGTCCATAATATAAAATGCATCTTGTCGCTCTTCTACTAAGTTACGAGCTGCACTAGTTACTAATGGATGTATGCTATCAATAACACCTGGTGTAATCAACATGTTCATATCATAATAATCAGTGTTACCTAACAATTTAAATGCTTTATTATAAGACTTAGTTCCACCTGTACTTGTTGTGCTACAATCAAATCCAAATGTATTAGTAGATTTTATATTTGTTCCTGACAGTTTAGGTAAATTAGGACGAGCTCCATCAAATCCACCTTGCAATGGTACTATAAATCTTCTAGTAGTAAGAGCAATGTTAGCTGTAAATGTGTTAGCATTTAACACCGTAGTCAATGATCCACTATATGCAGTTGTGGCAGTTGGAAAATCAGCTTCAGCGTCTTGAAGTATATCTCCTAGATAAAAGTCTGCATTGCTACCAGTAGTACTTCCAGCTGTTGGGGTTGGTGATAAATAATTCAAGTTATTTAAATTATCAAAATTAAATCCAAAATAATTTTTACTGTTAAATGTAGTTTGAACTTGTGACGTTCTATTAGACGTAGCTGTAAGATTCAATGAACTACTATACATTGGTATTGGTGATGTCAATGCTTTGTAACCAAATGGTATTAATACTTCACTGTTTGTTTTTCCTGATACACCTGGATCTACTTCTACTCTAATAAATTTAGATAAATTTGGATAATCTCCATTTACAACTAATTCTCCGTCTGAACTTACTGTTTGGAATCTATCACCAATCACACGGGAAATATATCTAGGTGAATCTGGATCTAAATTTAAGTTAACAAATGCCTCTACTAGATCAGGTGATGCATCTGTATCTTCTGAATCATATGGTGTATTAAAAAGATTATTTGTGTTTACTCGTCTTATTTCTATAGTAAATGTTCCATATCCATTTGGATCAGAAACTTCGCTAGCTAAACGCACATCTCTAATACCAATTTTAACTTCAGAACTAACCGATGTACCATGCGATAACGTGTGAATTTTAAAAAGATTTTTTGCAGTGCTACCAATTTTTTGTGAAGTGATAAATGGTGTATTTGCAGTTTTAAAATCTTGCACGAATGAATATGCTGCTGATTGTTCCAATGATATAGTTACATCACCTAAATTGTTAAATAATGTAGATGCATTTTTATCTTCATACTGAACATATACTGGATAATCCAATGATTTTGGAGATCTACCATATGTTTTAGTTATATAGGTATTATCCGTAGATACAATTGACGCAGATACAGAAGCACCATTTCCTGCTATGAATGCACTAAATCCTGGTACGGTAGAATCTGTAGCAAAAGTTCCTGAAACTTTAAGTTCGAATGATCCTGACGAATTGTTATTAATTAACGAATCTTCAAAATAATTTGCATTAACTACACTTCCTACACCTAATACTGCATCAGTTGGATGAAGAAGATGAGTTACTCTTTCTACAGAACCAGATTTTGCAACAACTGCTAGAGCTCCATTTGGAATAGAATAACCATCTTCATATAAAAGTCTAGTTACTGTTATTACATTTCCATTTCTTAAATAGTCATTGACTACAAATGGAACATATGACTCATCTGTATACGATCCGAATATAGATTCAAAATCTCCAAAAGATGTAATTTGGGTTGGTATTAATGCAGGACCTTTTACTGTTGATCCTACAATTGCAGCACCAATTTGTGCTACTCCGCCGGCTAAAAACGATTGATCTACCTCATTCGTAAATACACCTGGCGAAACTATTCTTTCTGCCATTGTGATTCTCCTATAATTATTTTCTTATAAATATGTATATGTATTGCCAAACCTATGACTCTGTAAACGTGCCTGCTTCAATATCTATTGATCCATCACCATAACGTTCTTTTAATTTTGTCATTAGATCTGTTTCACGCATACGAATAGTTTCAAATTTAGCTAATTCTTCATCATGTAATCTTGCAATTTCGTCTAACCTTGTTCCCAATGTAAATTGTTCAATTGAAAGATTTCCTATAAAATTTGCATTGTCTGCATATTGTTGACGCAATGATTGTATTTGTTCTAAATGCTCTTTGTCCAGTTTTCTTGTTGCCATATTTATAACCTTTCTTATATTATAATAAATTAGTTATTATTATCCAAATTATTTTAAGAATTTTTTAGTATATTTACTTCGGCAATTAATTCGTCTATCTTCGTTTGTAAAAAGACAACTGTTTCTTGTAATGGGTAGTTTAGTTCTTCCGCAGTTAGTATTTGTTCCGGATTCTTTAAAGATCCAGATGTTGCAAATTCTTGTGATGTTGTTCTTATGTCAGCCATAGTTATTTATTTTTATAATGGTTTTTTACAATAATGGACTATGTAATATATATTCCAAAGTAAGTTTTGTGAAGATCCATCAGCCATTTTTACTCTAGGCCATAACATTGCACCAGGAGCTAAGTCTACATTTATTGATTGAGTAATCAAGTAATTATTAAATTTAACTAGGGTTTGACCTACTTGAGTTGTTACTACTGTTCCACCATGCCTTTGTGTAATACCGGTTGTTCCTGTTTGATTTAATCTTTCATCTACATCTGCTGCTGTTGAGTACCATAATGAGGCTGAAAGATGATCTGATGCATCAATAGTTGCATTTGTAGCTCCACCAACGTATACGTCTATAGATTTTATACTAGCAGAGTAATTAGCTCCATGTGGTATTCTCCAACCAGTATTTATATTTGTTCGAGTTTGTACAATATTAGATGTTCCATCATATGCAGTTCCAAAATCTTTACCCCAAGTTGTAGCTCCAATTAGACCTGTTGTTGATGGTCCTTGCCAATTAGTATCATCATCTGTATCAGCTTGTACAGAAACTTCCCACTGATGGTATGTCTCATCAAATACTTGACTAGCACTTATAATACCAGAAGCATTTACAGTACCAGCACTAACTGTACCAGTAGTTGTTATAGCTCCTACCCCCACATCAATTGATGTAAATCCTGAAGTTATTGAACCTACATTTAATGCACCTACTGTTGTTAAATTAGCAGCTGTAGTAATAGCTGCTTGAGTTGCTTGGGTAGTTGCTGTATTAGGAGCTAAACCTGCAATTGTTGCTACTGTATCTGCTTGACCCGTTAAATCTCCTGTAATATCACCAATAAATGCATTTGCTGTTATTGTTCCACTTGAACTTATATTACCAGATTGCAAATGACTAAATGAACCAGTTAATCCTGTTACTATTCCACTTGAACTTATATCACCTGAAGCGCTTATGTTAGTAAATAAAACACTATCAGTTGTTCCTACTCCAATTGAAGTTCTTAAGGTTGCACCACTTTCTGCTACAGGGTCAGTAGAACCATCACCTACTATCATTTGTCCATCTGTTAAGACAGCCATTGCAGTTATTGCTCCAGTTCCATTTCCTAATAAAACTCCACCATCAGTAAGTGTTGAAACTCCTGTCCCACCATCAGCAACTGCTAAATCTGTAATACCATTAATTGTTCCTCCATTTATATCTACTGTAGTAATAGAACCTAAATCTGCTACTGTATTTCCTGCATTAGTCCAGTTTCCTTGAATACTATCTAAATCAAGTGTTAATGTTGATGTTCTACCAAAAGAACCAGTAGATGTAAAACTTGAACTTATATTACCTGATGCTGTTATATTTGTTACAGGGGCATTATTAATATTTAAAGCTGATGTTATTGTTGTAGCTGTTGAAGTAATAGCTAGTG